ATTTCGTACAGGGCCGCGAGACCCGCCCTCCTTCAAAACCATGACTGCTCTCGTCTTCACTCTCGACAGCTTCCGCCCCACTCAAGGCCAGTGGTGGGGCAACAACACCGTTCGCGGCACCGAGCGTCGCGTGAAGCTGGTGGCATCCTGCATGGGCTTTTGGCTCTGGACTGCAGACTTCCGCGATGCCCACTCTGGCCGCATCATCACGCAGCGTTTCTTCTGCACCAAACCCAGCAGCGAAGAGCCCGTGGCTCTCTTTGAAAACCCCGATGATCGCCAGCGTTGGATGGAGATGCAATGGAAAGCACAGGAGGAGGCCAATGGAAACCGTTAACATCCTCGCAATCAGCAGCAAGGGCCGCAGCCGTATCGGCAAGGCCCTCACCACTGCCATTGTTGAGCAAAACCATCACGACAAGCTTTTCATTGTCATTCCTGGCATGAATCAATGTCGATGGATAAAGAAAGACAACGACCCTGATTTTCGCATTGTTTCTGAGGATTGATTATGCATTATGTTTGCAACTACAGCGAAAACGGCCCGTATTGGCCAGCTACGCAGGGCCGCTACCAAGCGGCCCGCCTCAAAGAACTAATTATGCACGTTCGCGTGTGCATGGAAGATGGAGACTATCAAATAGGCATCTTTGATGAAAACAATGAATGCAAGGGCATGTGGTTAGATGAAGCCGAACCAGAGCCCGATGGCGAAGGCGGAATGGTTCTGCAAAAGCCTTGCTATGTGCTATATCGGCCTGGCAGCATGAGTGCAGGCATGTGGAACCTTCATCTTTCTAAATTCAAGAAACGTTAATCATGATTCTTATTGATTTCTTTAGCGAAGATTGCTGCAAAGGCACTGAATTAATCGAAGGGTGGTATTTTTATTCCGATAGCGATGATTCCATCATTGGGGGACCGTTTGAAAGTGAAGAGGCCGCCATTCAGGCGGCCTTTGATGGCCATGGTTGGTGAGACCCGGCTGAAAATGTATAAGACCCGGCTGGCATCGTATAAGACCCGGCTAGGTTCGTATCTAGGGTCCGGCTGGCTGCGTATCAGGCTCCCTGCCCGATTTTTCCGCCGCCTTGTTGATAATGATTCTCATTTTCACGGGGTAGTACATTTGTACTACTTTTGGCCATTGATAAGCTGAGCTTATCGTTCCGGGCCGAACCATCAGCATCCCTTATCTTATCAGGCATCCTGATCATTCCCCGACCCTCCCATCAGCTCCGCTTATCTGATAAGCGCAGTTGATGTAAAGAATTACACGCAATAAAGTATTCTCATCGTTGCAACTTGCGCCGCTAAATGTAACCAACTGCCACGCGGCAGAATGCAGCCTACTGTTCGCCACTAAGTGATGCTCACTGTGCGCCCTTAAATATAGCCTACTGTTTCGCGCTAAATGTAAATATTTCAGAATGTAACGCAGCGCCGCAGTCTCGCCGGTCTCATGGTATGGGCGCCAAATGTTGCGAAACGTAACGCCAGCGGTTGACCGTTCGGGGGGTGCCATGGTATCCGCGCACGTGCGCGTTCTTTCTTTCTTCTATGGTGCCGATCCCCCAGGTTCCCGGACAACGCGCCAACCACACAAACCGCCATGGCCTCCCGGAGACTGTGCCACCTATGGGAGTGTCCTAACTTCCTGGATTGTGGGCCAGTGCGGGCCCATACTTCTATCAACGGCAACCGGAGCGATCCGCCAGCCGCCCCCCTCCGCAACTTTCACCATGGCCCTTTCTTTCACCCGTAGCCCGCTTGATGGCTGCGTGATTGTTGACTCTACCGGCACCGTCCTAGATGCTTCTACGTGCTATCTAGTGGACGCTGAAACAATGCCCGATGCAGTTTACCGCCAGTTCATAGAAGAAAGTTCAGACGCCGAAACTTTCGCAATGGCGAAACAATGGGGCCGAAAACTTTCTGCCGTTGTTGTAACTTCCGCCAAACTTCCCGGCGAACGTTGATTCTTTCCTAGCCTTTCTTTCCTTTCCTTTCTTTCTTTCAACGATGAAACTTTCCGCCCTTTCCTTTCATCTTTCCGTTAAGAGCAACAATGCCAAGACTGGCCCGATGGCTGTTTCTACATCTTCTAAACTAACTTGTGCTCCATCGTGTCCCTTTCTGCCCGAGAATGGTGGGGGATGTTATGCACAATCCGGACCGCTTAATCTACACTGGCTGAAAGTTACTAGCGGTGAGCGTGGCGCAAACTTTCAAACTTTCCTTGAAAAGTTGAAAGAACTTCCCGCAGGTTCAGCCTTTCGTCACAATCAGGCGGGGGATCTTCCACATAATAATGGCAAGATTTCAGAAACTTTCATCCGAAAGATGATAAAGGCAACGCAGCATCTTAAAGCCTACACCTATTCTCATCACAACATCACACTAGGCGAGAATCTTTCCCTAATCAGAAAGGCTAACCGTGCGGGCTTTACAGTTAACGTAAGCTGTGAAAGTGAAGCGCAAGTTGATGCAGCCATTGCGGCAGATCTTCCCGCTGTTGTAGTGGCAAAGTCTGACGAACAACGCACGCAATGGCGCACATCTGCCGGGAATATTGTTCTAGTTTGTCCCGCACAACGTAGTGACACTGTAACCTGCAATGATTGCATGTTATGTCATAAGCGGGGAAAGAAAGTAGCCATTGCTTTCTTAGCCCACGGCATCGGTAAGCGTAAAGCTGAAGCGCAACTTTCGGAGGCTAACTAATGTCTGCCTTCTATACTTTCATAGTTGACGAATACGGCGTGGGCTATTCTCCCGAGACTTTCTACACTGTAGAAGATGCGGAAAATTTCATCACAACGCTAGAAGATAGCCTAGAAGATGCAACAATCAGCCAAGCCCATTCCATCCGCCAAACTATCCTAGACCTAGAAGATCAACTCAGAAACTATAAAGAATCAGCAGATTAGCCTAGGGGCCCCTATAGGGCCCCTTCTTTCTGTCTGGCTATCTTCCCCCATAGCCTGCCCATAGGATAGGGTGGCGGGGCTTCTAGGGGCCATTGTGAGCTGCAGTGCAATGGGAGAGCATATGGAGGGAACATCCCCACTATTGCGAGCGATTCTCAAGTAGACTGTAGTGTTTCAATACGTTACAACTGTTCACCGTGAACAGACACGGGCGAGACGCCAGTGGTAGCGTGGAGCAGTAGCACGGCAGTCTACGGTTTTGGGGGCGCGGTATACGTTCCGTGATGTGCAACCATTTTTCATCGAAAATGAGGACCAATAAGTATAATTACTCATCAACCGAGGGGATGTCAAGAAGCACGCGTTCTACGGCTTTAGCAATGCGCCTAAGTTCTTCTGGAGACGCATTACTTTTGAGCATATTTCCTCTATGGCTAACAATCCAAACATTTCCCTTTGTATAACCTTGCTCTGGGACGATGCGGTCCAAAGACGGGCTATTTGGTAATAATTTGCCACCATTGTCTCGCAGTGTTGACCATTCAAGCTTCACCTCAAGCAACGGACAGGTTTCCGTGACAATTGAGCGCAAATAATTTGCATCAATATCATATGCAAGATTTTTATTCTTAGCCCTAGTTTTAGCGGCATATGCCATATACATTGTTTGCACTTTTACAGGGTTGGCTTTTTCCCATTTGCTATTTTTCTCTTCCTGACACAACTTGCACTGTCCCTCTAGTCCGTCTTTGTTTAGTTTGCGTTTAAAGAACTCGGAAATTGGTTTTACAGCTCCGCATTTAGAGCATTGTTTTTGCTGCAAGTCCATGCGAGGCAAGCAATTGTTACAAAGCTTAACCAGTAAAAACCTAGTTGGCGCACGCTGAAAGCAAGCCCGAAGGGCGCAGCTTGAAGCGTTCTCCTTCTTCTCCTCTAATGGAGGCGCCCAAAGCGCCGTAATGACGCACAAGAACTAGCAAGTTCTAAATTCGCGCATTCTTCCTTGCATCGTCTATTGCTTAAAGCGGCCCATTAAAGGGCCGCTGTTCTAGACAATATTGCTTTTTCTTGAAAAAATAGCCCGTTCTGGCTGCTGCGTATAGTTTCCCAAGACCATTACTTAGGAGCTGGTCCAGCCTTTTTGTATTTCGCCACTCGTCAGTAGCTCCGTCCTTTGGGGACTCCGCATTGCTGAGAGCACCGTGGCTTGTCTAGCCTTTTTAGCTCGTCACTCCGCGCTTTAGGCGCTTCGTTGGAGGGGAAGGTGCTCGGGAGAGGCTAGCGAGGAGCGTCTAATTGCTCTGGAGGGGCGAAATTTAGACGCTGCTGCGCTTACGCATATCGTAAATGCTCTGTCAAGCTTTGTCAAGAGGCTCAAAACCCTTGCAAATACTAGAAAGGGGCCTAAAAGGCCCCGAAAACCATGGAAAATTGCCCGTTTCTTAAGGATGTCTTCTATTTTGTCAGGCAATGAAGAAGAATGTATTAAAAACTACCAGTCAAATTGTTGATAGTGACTAGCGTGAAATGATCGCCGCTAATTAATTATGTGGGGCCTGCCAGAACGTCAACCATTTAACATTGGCCCCTATAAACTTTGGCCTTGTTTTAGCAGGCCAGAATTTCAATGGTTTGCAGCAGTAGATGGCAAGCCTCTTTATTTCCGCACGTCCAATGAGGCGAAATTATTTTTCAATGATCTGCTAGCAGTGGACGATCCAGAAGGGCTATGCGATTAAAGGAAGTTTTCCATTCCTGCATGGGGAAAATTGGCTAGCCTGCCTGTTGTAAGTTTTGGGGCCGTAAGGCCCTTTCTTGTCTCTGGAACCAATGGTTGACAAAATTGCCCGCACTGGTAGGGTGCAAAGCTGGATGGAAAGCCCGAATGGACGGCTGCCGGTTAGCTGCACGGTCTTTAACGTGCAAGATTCAATGGAAGGAGAAGACGGCATTGAAGCGTCTTGGCGCTTTGTTAGCCATGGCCTGCGTAATGGTGCAGGAGTGGCGGTGCATCTTTCTGAGCTTCGCCCCAAGGGCGAAGAAAATGGCAAAGGCTTGGTTGCTAGCGGGCCCATTAGCTTCGGCAAAATCTATTCGACGCTCAATGAAATTCTGAGGCGTGGTGGTTTATACAAAAATGGAGCTGTGGTCCTGCATTTGGACTACACCCACCCTGACGCCATGGAATTTGTCAATGTTTCCAGACAGGACCTGCCCTGGACGAAGCGTTGCCTTAATGTGGACGAGCAGTTTCTGGACAAGGCTTCGCCTGAGCTGATTAATGCCGCTCTTCGTGCCATCTCTGCTGGCGACCTCTGGCTCAATAAAATTCGCTACAACGACAAAGGCGAGCGCATCAGAGCGAATGTCTGCCTGGAAGTTTATCTTCCGCATCGTGGCACTTGCTTATTGCAGCACATTAATCTTGGCGCATGCAGCATTGATGAAATTAAAGGGGCTTTTATTGAAGGCATGACGCAATTGTGCGAGCTTCATGCTCAAACAGGCGTTGGCGACACTGGTGAATATCTTCCTCCCATTGTTGACAAGCAAGTGGGGCTTGGCCTGTTAGGTCTGGCTAATTTCTTGAGCATTCATGAAATTAGCTATGCCGAATTTGGCAAAGCGCTAAAGGCGTTTAATCAGGAAGATCCAGAAGATTGGTATGAAGTGATGGACAAACCAGTGGGAAATGCTGTGTTTGCCATTCACCAAGGCATTCATGCTGCGGCTGACATTGCGCGTGAGGCTGGAATGGACCGTGCCTTTGCCATTGCTCCCACTGCATCGTGCTCCTATCGCTACCAGGATCTTCGTGGCTTTACAACCACGCCCGAGATTGCCCCTCCCATTGCTCGGGAAGTAGATAGGGACAGTGGCACGTTTGGCGTGGAAAGCTTTGATTATGGTCCCGTGGAGACTGCAGCAGAGGTGGGCTGGGAAGCTTACAAGCTTGTTACAGACGAGCTTATTCGCATGTATCAAGCGAGCGGATTGCTCCATGGCTATTCGTTCAATTCGTGGAGCGATGTGGTTGTTTATGACGAAGCCTTCCTGAAGGATTGGCTAGAATCTCCTCAGACGAGCCTCTATTACAGCCTGCAAATTCTTCCGGACACTCAACGGAAGGATGATGCATATGCTGCATTGGACGACGATTTTAAGAGCATGTTTGGCTTAGACGATGAGTCTGAAGCTGATAGCTCTTCTGCATCTTGTTCCGTAGAGGCTGGATTCTGCGCTGCATGCGCTGAATGACAAAGAAAAAGGGGGCTTGCGCCCCCTTTCTGCTCCTCACACTTTCGCATAATAGTACGACAATGATTGCCGAGACCAAGAGCCCCTATCTTTCCATGATTGCCAAGAAACGGCCTTGGCAGGCCGTGCCTGTGAGCAAAGGCAAGTTGCAAGAAGGGGGCGAGGATACGATTTTCTCGCTTCTTGCGTTGCGCCATTTGGAACTGCCCGTGAAAGACTTTCTGGAGCAGGGGCTACAGAAAGAGCTTCCTTCTACGCCTGGCATTGTTGAAGCGCTGCGCCATAACCAGCAGGATGAGCAGCGTCATGATGAGGCGCTGAACTATGTGACGGCTGCCCATGGCACGAATGAAAAGGCTGAGAAAGAAGCCCTGAACATTCTGAAAGCATGGCAAGAGCATCCTGCCCATCCCATTTTGAAAGCTGCCATTTTGGAGCGCAGCATTTTCTTTGTCGTTTTGCCATTTTTCCGTTTCAACGGCGATATTGGCATTCGTACTGTGGCTGCTGATATTAGTCGGGATGAGATTACGCACGTTGGCGTGCATAGTCTGATTGCTCGGGAGCTTGGCGAAACTGCTGGGCAGAGCCTGAACAAACTGCGCCGGGCCACTGCATTGTGGGCCTTTGATCAGCTTGGTGCCCATAGCAACAAATGGTTGGACAAAGACTTTTGGTTGCGTCAAAGTGACAATTTGTTTGAGAAGGGCAGGGCTGAGGAACTGAACGACACGGCTCGCAGTCGGATGCCGGCGTTCTTTGAGGCAGCAAACAATGATCTGCCTTCTTACGGGCGGTGAAACACTGTTAATATTGAGCCATGCCAGTTCTGAGGTCCACCGTTGGTAGTGGAGCGCCTTTCCTGGCCTGGGAAGCTAAGACAGCGCTGGGCACATAGCACAGAAGAGCCGGGTGCAATTCCCGGCCTTTCCATTGTTAATTGTTTCTAATGAGCGCCTTCGTCATAAGCGATACGCACTTTGGCCATGCCAAGATTCTGGAATTTATGCGTCCAGACGGAGAACTATTGCGCCCGTTTTCCTCATTGGAAGAAATGCATGAAACGCTCATAGAGCGTTGGAACAATATTGTCCACGCGAAGGACAGAATCTACGTGCTGGGAGATGTGGCCATCCCACGGTCTGGCTTGCATGTTTTAAACCGTCTTAATGGCAGTAAAGTATTGGTTCGCGGGAATCATGATATTTTCAAGCTTCAAGACTATGCAAAATATTTTGACGACGTGAGGGGAGCATTCTTCCGTGATGGTCTAATTTATACGCATATTCCCGTGCATCCTGCGAATTTAACGGGCAGATACATTGGCAATGTACATGGCCATTTGCATTGTCATTTAATTAGACATGATGACGGAACTGTTGACAAAAGATATTTCAACGCATGCATTGAAGTAAATAATTTTACGCCAGTGGCGTTAGATTGTATACAAAACTATTTTGGCCTGGGCCATGGACGAGCGTCGGACGTTTAACACGCCGATCAGGGAGCCATGGAACGCGCCCATTCATAATATTTTGAAGGCCATTGACAATCACATGGGCCTTTATTTGCAATATCGCGACCCTTGGCATTTGCAACAGGCTGCAATGTTGAGGAACTATTTAAGAGAGCTTAAGGCTTACATCCACAAAAGAGAAGGCAAATAAAAAGGCCCGCCGTAGCGGGCCGATGAGCTTAAGCCACGCAATAACGATGGCCGTGCAATGAGGCCAACTGAGCCTTGCGAAGACGGGCAGCTTTTTCAAGCTGCTGCTTCACGAGCAACAGAGTGTTCATGGCGCTCTCCATGGTCCACCTCCCGTTCCGTAGGTGGGTGTCATGCGCCCCATGTGGGGTGAACGTAGATGCAGCTTAGCACGATACCCTCGGTGGGAGTCGAACCCACACTGGAGCGATTTTAAGTCGCTTGCCTCTGCCGGTTGGGCTACAAGGGCTAGACATCGAGGCGTCGAGGCGGGGCTTCAATCCGCCTGTGTACGACATTTAACTATGGGTAGGCCCATAGCCTCGATTGGTCTGCTAGACAGTGCCTGCCACTGTCTAGTTGTAACGCTGGCCAGCGTGCTTCGCGAAAGCCCCAAAAGCATAGCACGCATGTTGCCTACACGTCATATTCCTTGCATTCTTGGCTGTCGGGGTGGGCCCGGCAATAGTCGTCAAACGTGCCTTCCTCGTCGAGGCATTGCTCCAGCGCTTCAATTTGCCCCAAGCGCTTGGCATAGTCCTTAAGCTTGGGCAATAGCACGGGAATATAAAGGTGTTCGGCTGCTAAAAGCTGCAAAGAAGTTTGCTTGCTAGTGGTGCCATTCTCAAGAAGCGCAATTAAAAACTGCGTTTCTTGCATAGTTAATTTGCAATAAGCCACGCCAATAAAGAACTATTGTTTGAAAATCATACTAGGAGATTAAGCTTTCGATCCATCCAATGTCATCATCTTTAGATGCGGCCAAGATTGCACCAGCCATTGCAAACGCTAAGTCGTCAATCCCCGTAGCCTTGCCGCCAGTAACCGTCCATTGCCCACTGGGCTTGTAAGTGACAGTAAGATTTTTGATTTGCATGATTGCTTTTTCGTGGCGGTATAAATTAATTTGCCCTGCATTGAACAGTTCCCGCATCTTGCTGAAAGCTTTCATCTTGGAGCTAACAGTCCAAGTGAGTTCTGTGATAGGCAAATCACCAGCGAGAGTTTGAATGGTGCCAGCACTGTTGAACTGGTCCATCACAATCGTGTCAAAGACGTATAGGCGATGCTGCTCTTTTATCCAATCTTCCACTGCATTGATATTCACTTCCATGCGCCCATTGATTTCAAAATCAGCGGCAAAGGAATGGAATTTATCAACGACTAACGTGCCGTTTTCAAAATGAACAATACAAGCAGTGTAATCATCACGGCCAACCCCGCCTCGGGCAGGGTCCAAGGCCAAGACATAAGCACCTTGGAATTGGGCTCTGGGTGGTAAAGCCGCTCGACGGTCATCAATGCAGGCGTCAACAACATCACTAGCAACAAGAGCGGAAAGATTACTGGCGAACTGAGCGCCATATTCCACTTTAAATTTCTCGGGGTCGCGTTGCCTCTCTGTGTCAAGAAACTCTTGCGAAATGCGAGGGTTCATCTCCCACGTTGGGAGGTTGATGGCCTGCATGAAAGGGAAGCGACCAGACGCTGCCTCTTTGAAATGCTGATAGAAGATGCCGTCAGTAAGCCATGGAGAGGAGAGTTCTAGGATGCGCCCATGACCGCCAAACTGAGCGATAGAAGGAGAAAGAGCGTCATAAATGCCACGTCCGCCGGAGTTAGCATCGCCTTCTGTGGCGAATGCAAGTTCATCAAAAACAGCACCGGCGCAAGCGAGACCACGAGCAGCACGCCCGGAAGTTGGTATAGCTTTAAAAACGCAGTGGTTACTAATTTCAATGATGTCGGCAGTTTCACGAACAATCTCCTGAGCGAAGGGACTTTCGATGATGAGCTGCCGGATGTTGTTTAGGGCAATACGAGCCTGATCTTGACTGTTTGCAACAGTTACAACGTACCAGCGTTCTCCTTTTCTTACTTTACGACGATATTGTTCTTCTAGGACGAAACACATATAGATGCAGGCAATGGCTGCCATGAGCGTCTTGCCTGAGCGTCGCCCGAGAGCCCACACTGCATGCGACTTGCCGGGCTGAAAAAATTCATCGAGAATTTCAGCCTGTTTATGGAAAAGCTCTAAATGAAGAGCGTGTTTGGCAAAGTCTGAACAGCGAAGCATTACAATAATGACGAAAGAGGCTGTAAATAGTGCTTGGGGACGAAGAAGGCCGGGCGGCCTTTAACGTGCTCTTTTTTCCATTGATCTTTCATGGCGTCTTCACTTTTTATCCAGCCATGCACAAGAGTTTTTCGATTTTCAATGGTCACGAGAACAAATATTTTTCCAGGCTTTTCATCCAATTGCACCACTAAATCATAGTAGTGGCGAGCACGAGTTTTAACATCAATATTGGGAGGGAGGTCTGCGGAGCCTCGTTTGGCCGTGGTTTCCTGATAGAGGAAGTGTTCCATATCGAGCAGGGCGGCGACGGCCATCTCTCCTGCTGCTCCAATGAGATGGAGGCGGAGGGCTTCGCTGCCTGACGTTGCACCATTGTTCCGGCCCTTAAGACCTAGTGCGGAATTGACGGCTTGACGACGGTGGGCTTCGGCGTAGACAGCTTTGCGCTGCTCGTCGCTGAAAGCAAATTGCAGAGGGCTAGCCATACTGGCCATAGCAACCAGGCCAATGTAGCCAGCTTTTAGAATGAAAGCAATACATAATGGCCTTAAGAAAGTCAATGGATAACGAAATGGTCGATTTGGGGCATGCTTCTGAGGGTGGCTTGCGTGCTGACGGGCTGCAAAACGTGCTCATTGGCATGGGCACTAGTCGCGACAAGGGCCAGTACACCAAGACCACGGCTACAATTTTCCTAGCGCAAGAGGAGCTGGAGAATTTATATGGTGAATGGCTGCCTCGTCGCATTGTTGACATTTATGCTGACCAAGCCACTCGGAAAGGCTTCAAAGTATTGTTTGGCGGAGACGGCGTTAGAGCCGAAGAAGTGCAAGGCATTGAGCAAGTAATTGAAGACCTCTACATCCTTGAATTCCTCAACCTCGCAGCAAAGAACTCTCGTTTATATGGAGGCGCTTGCCTACTTCTGTTTATTGATGATGGTCGTCCCGCTTATATGCCTGTCGATAGAAGGAACATTCGTCGTGTGGAGGAAATTGAATGTTTGGACAGGTGGCAAATTGCCCCAGTCATCTCTGAGGAAAACCTCTACGACTATTCAAAGGCCAATTACTATCAAATTATTTCCGGCGATTTAATTAACGAACCCACGTTGTCCTACATCCATAAGGACAGGATTTTGCGGTTTGATGGGGATTGGCTGCCTTATCGCATTAGGCAGCGGAATTATGGCTGGGGCATGAGCAGCCTTCAAACTGTTTATGACAGCTTCCGCCACTATTGGACTGGCTTAAATTCAGCGGCCACGTTGCTCACTGAGTTTGATATTTTTGTGCATAAAGTGAAGGGACTTGCAGCGATGCTGGCAGCCGGGAAGGAAGGTGCCGTCAGGGACAGGCTGCAAGTAAATGATATGAGCAAGAGCGTTTATCGCGGCTATGCGATTGACGCGGAGAAGGAGGAGCTTGAATTTATTAGTCGTAATTTTGGCGGCATTGGAGAAGTGTTGGAGAAGCTGCGCGTTGACATTATTGGCGCCAGCAAAATTCCTCATACCGTACTGTTTGGCGAAAGCCCGAGCGGACTGGGCTCTACTGGCCGCAGCGAAGAGCGTGATTTTGCCAAGACGCTTGCTGACTATCAGAGCGTCCATTTCAAGCGGCCTATTAAGAAGCTGATGGAATACATCATGCTGAGCAAAGAGGGTCCGACGAATGGAAAGCTGCCTGAGTCGTGGCGCATCTCCTTCAACCCATTGTTTGAACTAAATGAGCGGGAAATGGCGGACGTGCGGGCGCGTGTGGCGGCTGTAGATGGCCGCTACATCCAGCTTGGCGTGCTGAGCCCGAAGGAAGTGGCGGACGCCCGCTATGGCGGTTCTGAATGGAGCATGGAGCTTACCCTCGATCCAACTGTCATTCGCGAACTTCCCGCTCAAGGTGGGGGTGGTTCCACTCAAGGGCGGGGTGGTTTTGCTGTGCCGCCTGGTGGTCGCGATCCAATGAATGAGGAGAATGGCACGTTACCGATGGATGGAAGTCGTGAAGTGGAAGATTCGGCTGGTTTGTTCCTGCCTCGCGATCTTGAGAAAGTGCGTGGCGACGTGGAATTTATTGACAAGGAGCTGCATTCTCGCGCTGTTAGCGCAGCCAAAGCGAAGTTCAAAGTGTGGCCTTCTGCTTACGCCAGTGGCTATGTGGTGCAGCAATATAAGCAAATGTTTAAGAAGAAGCACGGCTCATTAAGCGGAGCTTTTAAAGGAGACGAAGGTGAAATCCATGCCGATGATCTTGAGCAATGGTTCAAAGAAGAGTGGGTGAGGATTGGCGCCAATGGCGAAATCATGGGGCCATGCGGCGGACGTGAAGAAAAAGAGGGCAAGCCAAAGTGTTTACCTAAGGCCAAGGCTCAGGCTATGAGTAAAGAAGAGCGGCAAACCATTGTTGCTCGCAAGCGCAAAGCTGATCCTGATCCCGAGCGTCGCGGCCCTGCCAAGCTGGTTAGCAGCAAAGTGGATGCCATTGACCCATTAAAAACCAGCGGCCTAGTGCTGGGAGATGTGGACGAGGCTTCGTTGATTTCGGAAGAAGATATTGACGCCGCATTGAATCAATGGAAACAAGAAGCGCCGGAACGGTTTAAGGACATTCTGGAGGCCGAGGATGTCCAACCCTCTTAATCCGCTTTCGGAATTCTCCGCTTCCATTGTTCGCTTTGATGCCGAATGGAACTACGACCCAATTAGCGGGCGTTATCGCGGAGCAAATGGACGTTTTCTTTCTCAAGCCGCTGTGGAGGCATTAGTCGATGGTCGCATTTCTAATCTTGGTCGGCTCCTACGCCGTTATACAAATATGCTTGATCGTGGCGATATCACGCTGGATCAGTGGCAACAAAGCGTCAGGGAAGCGTTGAAGCTGGCCCACGTACAGGCTGCAATGATTGGCAGTGGGGGTCGCAATAGCATGACACCAGTTGAATGGGGCCGCATCGGCCAGAGGCTTCGTGCTGAATACCGTTATTTGGAGGTTTTTGCTCGCGATCTTTTGGCTGGGAGCGTATCTACTCCCATGGCTCTTGCTCGTATTGGGATGTATGCTGAAAGTGCGCGAGGTGCTTACTGGGAAGGCACATCCATGCGCCAGGAACGGCAAGGATATAGCCTGATGCGGCGCATCCTTGACAGCCAGGCCAAGCATTGCCAAGACTGCCTGGACTATGCAGCGCGAGGCGTTGTGCCAATTGGCAGTCTGCCCCTACCCGGACAGCGCTGTGCGTGCCGTTCCAATTGCAAATGTAAGGTAAAGTATCTGCGTCAGCAAGCGCCTGTCGTGGCGGTTTAGTCATGGATGTTTTGATTGGAAACACCGGCCTGATTGGCGGCATTCTCCAGGAACATCAGCAGTTCAACCATTCGTACAATTCCAGCAATTTGTATCGCGCTTCATTGCTAAATGGCACGATTGATAAGTTGTATCTAGCGTGTCTTCCGGCGGAGAAATGGAAGGCCAATCAAGATCCGGCAAAAGATTTCTTCAACATGCAAGAAATTGCAGCCACTATTCGCCCCTGGGAAACAAAGGAAATTATCCTCTATTCCACCATTGACATTTATAAACATTCTTTTGGCAGTTTGGACTATGGGCGCGTGAGGCGCATCTTTGAACTGCTTGTGAAATCAATGTTTCCAAATAGCGTGGTAAAAATTATTCGTCTTCCTGCATTGTTTCACAAGCGCATTAAAAAGAACGTTTTGTTTGATTTGCTGAATAATAATAATATTGATCAAATTAACGGAAATTCTGCTTATCAATGGTACGACTTAAACGATCTATGGGAAGACACTTTAGAGATTAAGGAAGCTGGAATTTACGATTTATTTTCTGAGCCCATTGAAACGCAGGAAATTCTTGATCGTTTCTTTCCTGAAGCCAAAGTGAGTTATGGCTCCCGTATTGACTATCATTGCGGGAGTTATAAGTACGGCAAAGAAGAAATGCTTGCAAAAATGGAGGCGTTTATCAATGCTTATCGGAATTAGTGCGATTGGCTGGGAGCCAGAACAGGAGGAGCAAATCTTAAGCGCCAATGCCG